GAGCGCGGAGACATCAAAAGGTTGATGATCTTTATGCCTCCGCGCAGTGGCAAGAGCACACTGGCAAGTATCTACTTTCCCGCATGGTTTATCGGCAGGAATCCGACGAAACAGATCATCACGGCATCATATTCGGGCAGGTTGAGTGAAGATTTCGGCAGAAAGGTCAGAAATACGATATCTGACGAGGAATTTTCTTCTGTTTTTCCTGAAGTGTCTCTGGCGCAGGATAGCAAGGCATCTAATCGGTGGCACACCAACAGGGATGGCGTATATATGGCTGTTGGTGTTCAGGGAGCAACCACAGGGCGGGGAGCAGACCTCTTCATCATCGATGATCCCGTCAGAGATGCAGCAGAGGCAGATTCTGAGCTTATCCGCGATAAGATATGGGACTGGTTCGCGACTGTTGCATATACGCGGTTGCAACCGGAGGGTAGGATCGTCGTCGTGCAGACGCGGTGGCATGAAGATGATCTGAGCGGTCGTCTTCTCGATGATATGGAGGAGGGCGGTCAGCAGTGGGATGTGCTGACCTTGCCGGCAATTGCAGAGGACAGCGATGTTTTAGGCAGGAAACCTGGTGAGGCGCTGTGGTCTGACTGGTATCCTATCGAGAAGTTGGAGGAAACGCGCCAGTTGCTGACAGCCTCGGGAGGCACGCGATTCTGGTCGGCGATGTATCAGCAGCGTCCGACTCCTGAAGAGGGCGATTATTTCAAGGTGGAGTGGATACAGAGGTATGGCAAGCGCCCACCTACCGAAGATATGACGATATATGCGACCAGTGACTTCGCTGTCACCGACAAGGGAGGCGATTACACGGTGCATATGGTCTTCGGCATCACAGCGGATAAAGATATATACGTGTTGGACTGCTACAGAGCACAGGCAGATGCCTACGAATGGGTAGAGGTGATGATAGCGATGATGAAGGAGTGGAAGCCCGTGCAGTGGATTGGTGAGAAGGGGCAGATAGACAAAAGTGTCGGTCCTTTTTTGCGACAGATGATGGGAGAACGCGGTGTTTACTGTGATGTGGATTCCTTGCCGTCAGTACAGAGCAAGGCACAGCGTGCGCAGTCGATACGCGGTCGTATGGCGATGGGTAAGATGTATTTCCCCAAGCATAGCAAGTGGGCAGATGCCGTTATCGACGAGATGCTGCACTTCCCGCACGGCAACCATGATGATGCTGTAGACGCATTGAGCCTGATCGGCAGGGTCCTGGACACGACATACTCTCCCGGCTTTTCGGTATATACGAAGAAGAGGAGAGATATGATGTATGGCGACAATATCTTGACTTCAGCACGTGAAGTGGGTGAAAAGCAACTGAGATTGCGACGAAGGGCATGACATGAGACAAAATGAGATAGACAGGTGGCAGAAGATTCTTAAAAACGGGCAGTCGTTCATGAAAGAGAAAATGGCTGATTGGGACGACCTGTATGCCCGTTATAATCTCGATCTCCATGTCGCAGGGATGAAAGACGAGCATGTCGTCAGGGTATCGCGGTTTTATCCCCTTGTTCGCAAGCTCATCGCCTCTGTAGCATACAACTATCCCCGGATATTCATACATATGGACGAGGGGGAACTCGTTAACAGGCACAAAAATGCAGAGGTGACACTGGAGCGTGCAGCGGAACAGGCGATGAAGCTTACAGGGATGAAAAAAGAGGTCCATCAGTGCATGTTCGAGGCACTGTTCACCTTCAGGAGCTTTTTGAAGGTCGGCTACAACCCTCCCGGTGCAGATGCCGTATCGCCATATGTCGCCAGTGATGACTTGCAGGAAGATTTTCCATATATCCAATGGGTGAGCGCGAGAAACATCATCGTTGATCCGCTATGCTCCCCACATAACTTCTCAGCTGCACAATATGTTATTGAGAAGATGCTCGTACCGCTGGAATTTGTTCGCAAAGATCCCCGCTTCGATAAGTTTAAAAGACAGTTCAAGTCCCTTTCCAAAACACAGCAGGAGTCTTTTAATGAGTCTCTCCTCGGTGGTGATGAAGAATTTGAAGATGACAGGCATGTCGCCACGGCAAAAAACCTGAGCGAGATGGTTTTACTCCATGAAATCCATGACAGGACACATCGCAAGCGCATCGTCTTTGCCAATGACATAGAAGACCCAGTTGAGGACATCCCACATCCCCTTCTTCGCCACGATCCCGTTATGTCCATCGATCCACTCACGGGACGAGAACTGCTCATCGATGCGAGACCCACCAACAGTTTTCTTGTCTCTGGTGGCTTTCCGTATTACACCCTCTCTTATGACCTCTCTGATACGTTCTGGGGCGTACCGATGATGGCATATGAGGAAAGCGTCGAGCAGATCATTATAGACTCTCTGTCACGCCGTCAGGACCTTTTAAAGCGATTTAAGCGCATCGTTCTGGGTAATAAGGCAGAGAGGGAGCAAGATCCCAATCTGCCGGAGAACGTCAACAGCACAGATGATGCCGGAGTGATATGGGTCAACAACCCACAGAACGCACTAATCCCTTTGGATTTCGGAGCCGCCCCCGGTGATCAGATCGGGTTAGAGAGAGATGCTGCAAGATACGAGGCAGAGATCATACAGGTGGAGCCTGGTGGTTCAGGGTCCGCGACCGAAGCATCCATAAGAGCCTCTGCCACAGAGGTTGACAGGGAATGGATGCAGGTTCCCGTTGCTGATGCGTATCGGTGGGCAGTCAATAACATGTTTAATATGTTCAGTGATCGGCGCTTCCTTCCTGAAAATTTCTACGTATCTGTCAACAGAGATGGGGAACCGCGCATGGCATCTGTTATGGAGTCGTGGTGGTTTCAGGGCAGGTGGGATGTCGAGATCGATCCGGGATCTATGATGGTATTGAATGAAGAGCTTGAGCGTAATGATACTTTAGCTTTATATGACAGGTTGATTGCCATGCCTTTTCCTGTCAACCGCAAAGAGGTTGTCAAATTGCTGGGATCGGCATACAGAAAGGTCAATTTCCAGAAGCTTCTTCGTGCCGATATCAACCCAGATGCTTCGGGGCTTGCCCAGGTGGAAAATGCTGCCTATCTGGTGCGCGGATCGGAGGTTCCTCCGCAGAGCGGTCAAGATCACCAGACGCATATACAGATACACAACAAGATCGATCAACTTCCAGAATTCCAGCAACTGCTTCCCCAGCAACAACAGCAGATTATACAGTTGCGCGATCAGCACAATCAGCAACATCAGGAACTGATGAGTCAGGAAGGTGGAAGTACGGGAAGACAATCCCTGCCTTCTGAATCCAGCACGGCGACCGATCTCATCGGAACAGTCAGAAGCAATGCACAGAACGTGGCGAATGCTGTACAGGCAGATGTAGAAATTAATGCCCAGTAAACAAAGGAGAAGGTGCGATGCCGAATCTCGAAGACCTCAAGGCTGATTATGAGGCGAACCTCGAAAACTTATGCTCAGAGTCCAATGTCTTTCCAGAGACGCTTGTGCGTATTACAACCTACGTTGAAGCGTTACAATCTGAGTTGAATCCTCCTAAAAAAGCCAAGAAAGCTAAAAAGGCTAAGAAAGGATAGTATCATGCCATTAGGCAGAGAAGAGTTGTACGACACGATGGGTGGCGTTGGTGACCTGGAGCAAAGACTGGGGCAGGAGATGCAACAGCGCCCACAGGCGAACGTTTCGGGAGCATTGCAGGGAGCAGAGGGGCTAGAAGAACTGATCGCTCAGTTGCCTTCGGAGATCATTCCTGCGCTTATCACGATGTTACAGCAAAGAATGCAACAGCAACAGGCTCCCCAGGACCCTCGTTTTGATGCGCTTGCAGGTGGTCAACCGGAAGCCGGCATGGGAGGTAGCGATCTTTCCCCACAGGCTATGCAACAAGCAATGGCACAGCTGGGGTTCCAGTAAATGCCGATATATGACTTCAAATGTCCAAATGGTCACCAAAAGCGTGACCAGTACTTCTCCTTAAAAACCTTACCGCCGTATCTCATATGCGAATGTGGCGCTTGTATGGAGCAAGACTACTCTGAGCACATTGTCGGGTATTCCGATTCTGGATATCCCTATACAGATCCTCAGACAGGTTTGATATATACCAGTGCCAATGACAAAAAAGAAAAGCTCCGAGCATTGGGATATGAGGAAGCGGGATGGAAAGAGAAGGGCATGTCGCTGTCGGAGCATCATAAGCATGAGGCATGGAAGCAGGAGCAGGAAAAAGAGAAGTTGCTCAAGAAAAGTTACTGGATGGATGAATCATCCAGTTTTGAGAAACAAGCCGATGCCATCATAGAAAAAGATGGCGACAAAATCATCCATGAATCAATAACAGAAGGATAGCAATAATGGCAGATACAGACTCTGGTCAAGATGTCGAAGAAACCGCTGAAGACTCTACTGTTAACCCACAGATGGGAGACGGTCTTTTTGAAGATGTCAGTACCCCTGCTGTTGGCAACAATGATGATACCTCTTCAGGCGCTCAAGACACAACGGCAGGATACTCTGGAGAAGCAGCAACAGCAGCACCTGATAGTTCACAAAATCAACCAGACTTTAACCCATCCGCAGTAGATCTGTTACGCGTCAATATGGAGGAAGTGCCAGAAAGTCACCGTTCTCTTGCGCAGAATGCGCAAAATGCACTTAAGCAGATGCAGAGTGGTTTTACGCAGTCGCAGCAGGAGATGTCTGAGCGCCTCAGACAGCTTGAACAGGGAAATGGTTCAGCTCAGGAAACGGTTGCAGAAACGATCAAGCAATTGAGCCAACCGGACGAGTATTCTCACCTGACACCCGAACAGCAACAGGCGGTTGATACGGTAAAAGAAATTGTCGGCGCCGAGACTCAAGAGCTTCGCGATCAAATGCAGACGATGGCAGAGATGCAGACCACAGTTCAGCAACTGCAGGAAGCCCAGGAATCGCGAAAAAAAAATGCCTTACAACTGGAAGTTAACGAGGCGAGGTCGCTGTACGGTAACGATCTCGATGTGTACGGCTACCAGATCAAGGCGCTTATGCAGACTACCAACCCAAGAACGGGATATCGATATACTGTTCGGGATGCCTATGAGCTTTTATCAGGAAAAACTCAGGCACAATCGCAGAATATGCAACAGGCGCAAAATCAGGTATATAATGGAGCAAAAAACTCCATTAATACAGCTTCTGCGACATCGAATGGCGTTCCACAGGGATCGGGAGACCTTTCTCAAGCTGACGCGTTGGCAGGATTAAAAGGGCTGGGTTTTGAATAAGGATATGTGCAATGCCAGCAACAAGCACAACAGAAACTTGGGATGCTGCGTGGACGCTGACTATGCGTGCGCATCGCAAGGAACTCACTAACAACATCTTCGATGAGTACCCCACCCTCGCATATATGCGTAAGAGTGGCAAGGTACAACTTGAAAATGGCGGTAAAGAGATCAAAGAAGATCTCCTTTACGGAACAAATAATGCGGAATGGTTCGATGGCTACGACACGCTTAATACCGATGCTGTCGATGGCATCACTGCGGCTTTTTATCCTCGCAGGTATATCGCCACGCCTATTACTATTTCGATGACTGAAGAGACAGAAAATAAAAAATCTGAAGGCGCCGAGAAGCTCCTTACTGCAAAGACTGAGCAGTCGATGTCTACAGCAAGAGATACTATCAATGCTGCTATATTCTCTGCACAGACAGGCAAGTCGATGCTCGGTTTTCAGGATATTATCGCAGATACACCAACGAGTGGAACAGTTGGCGGTATTAACCGTGCAACCAATTCGTGGTGGCGCAATCAGACACAGAGC